TTACAGCCGCCAGTGGCCCCGATGGCCAGGCCGAAAATGCAGACGCCACCCTGGCTTTGCTGGCCGTGAAGAACGGCCCGCACAACGCCCCCACGATGCTGCGCCGGTTGCTGAAGGAAGCGGCCACGCTGTACCACCAGGTGCCCGACCATGCCCAACGCTGAAGCCGCACACGACATGGCCCGAGCACCTGCCAGGAAGTCCCGCGGCGGTGCCCGCCAGGGCGGCGGCGTCAAGGCCGCCGACGGCGTGGCTACCAGGCGCGTGCAGCTCACGCTCGACGCTGACACCCTAGCCGTCTTCGCCCAGCTCGGCGGCGGTAATGTCAGCCTGGGCGCACGGGAAGCGGCGCGCATGGCCCGCGCGATGTCGGCCGGCGTGGCCGTTCCCACCCCTGGCCCGGCCTGTACCCCCGCCACCACCGTATAGCGGTGATGCGCACCACCCCCACCGGTGGTGTGTAGCGGTCAGCGCCGCATCAGCCCGGCCAGTCGAGCCCGTCGACCTCGGCCACGCTGCTGGCCGCGTCGATCTGCGCGCGCAGCCCGATGCTGATCTGCCAGATCGCGTCCACCGCCGCGGCACATGCCTCGCCCACGGCGATCATGTCGGCGGCGTCCAGGGTGGTGATGCTGTTGTCGGCCAGCACCCAGGTCTGGGCATAGGGCAGGGCGGCGGCCTGGGCCCGCATCGCGGCCAGCGTGGCGCCAGTGATGTTCACCGGGTTGATCTGGAAGACCACCCCGAGCGCGTTGAAGTTGCCGGCCAGCGCCAGCTCGCGCGCCGCCTTCACCCGGCCCCATGCCATGCCCTTGGCCTCGTCCAGCGTCAACACCCGCAGCCAGGCGCCACCCTGCCAGCGCCAGGTGCCCACCGTGGGCGGCGCACCGCTCGCAACGGCTGCAGGCTGCCCTGCCGGCACCAGGCCCAGGTAGACGCCCTGGCCATCCACGCCGTGCACCTGGTGCGCGCCGTCGATGGTGGCCGCCTCGGCCGTGGACAGTGGGCGCGGCGTGGGCATGTTCAAGGCTCCCGTGTGACGGTCACAGGGATGCTGCTGCGGCTTGCCACCACCGTGGCCCCTGCGGCATCGGTGGCAATCTCCAGCTTCACCACCGCGGTGGTTGATCCGACGGTCGATCGCGCCCATTCCCAGTACACCGTGGCCGCCAGGCTCACCCACGCCCCGGCACCTGACCCGGACGAAGGCGCTGTGCCGCTGGTGACGGTCAGGCGTGCCCAGTAGCCCGCCCCCACACCCGCTTCCACAGGCGTCAACCAGTTGGGCGCATCCAGCGCGCTGTCTGATCCCGTGGCCCCCATCGTCCCATCGGCGTACAGCAGCAGGGCCGCAGACGACGGTGCCGGAACGGTATTGCCCAGCACGATGCCCGGGATGGCCACCGTGGCCCCGCTGAACACCTTGCGCCACATGCCCCCATCCCGATACCAGGCTTCCTTCAGCTTTCGCCACGCGCCGCCGTCGCGGTAGTGCAGCTCGCGCGCCTTGCGCCAGGCGCCGCCGTCGCGGTAGTGCAGCTCGGCCATCAGTACACCAGCACCAGGTCGCCGTCGGCGCCGCCGCTGGGTGTGCCGGTGGTGTTGGTCACGGTGATGGCACCCAGGCCCTTGGTGCCGCCGTTGCCCTTCACCTGGCCCGAGAAGACCGGCGACGTGCCGAGCTGCGCATAGCCGGCCAGCGCCGCCGTCGTGATGTACCCCGCATCGTTCGACCATGCCGACACGGCAGTGGGCCGGCCTGTGACGTTGGCCCAGGCCGGCGCGATGGCCGCGTTGAAGTTGGCCAGGCTGATCTTGCGCAGCATGCCGTCGCCCGCCGCGTTCTGCACGAACACCGCACCCACGGCCGGCGTCTCCAGGCCGCTCGACTGGCTGAAGGCCACCGCACTCAGGTTGCCGCTGGCATCCCGCTTGGCCAAGGTGTTGGCCGTGGCCGCGGTCGTCGCCGTCTCGCTCACCAGCGATGGCTTGCCGGTGACGTTGACCCAGGCCACCGACCCCGCCGAGCCGGTCACGCTGATGCCCCATGTGCCGCTTGTGCCCGCGCCCGTCAGTGGGGCATAGGTGGCCGCAGCGGTGGTGGCCTTCACATAGGCCGTCGTCTGTTCGGCCCAGGCACTGCCGTTGAAGCGCTCCAGCACGCCGGTGCCCGCATTGAATCGCCGCGCGCCGGTGGGCGGGTTGCTCACCGTGCCCGCATCGGTCGGGTCCAGCATGCAGGCCAGGGCGATGAAGTGGGCGCGGACGGCTGACAGCAACCCGGTGTCGTAGTGGTCGGTCTTGACGGGCTTGGCGAAGTCGATGCTCATAGGTCAGTACCCCCGTGCGGTCCAAGAGAAGTCACCCGACACGCGGGTGCCGGACGCATCGAACAGCAGCACCTTGAAGCCGGTGGGGTTCGGTACGTCCACGAAGTCATAGACGGCATAGCGCGCCGCTGTTCCGGCCGGCGTCACCACGATGCTCTGCACGTCGATGAAGCCCGCGCTGAAGGTCACGGTGGTGCCGCCGCTGTCGGTCGACAGGGCAGCGCCGCTGCCGCTGTCGGTCTTGAGCTTGCCGCTCAACTTGATGTTCAGCCCCTGCACCTCGGCCAGGTCATCTCCACCCGCCGCGGTGAAGGTCATGCGCAGCTTCAGGTAGCGGAAGCTGCCCGCCAGCACCTGGCTGGCACCCGCCGTCGCATCGGTCCAGGCATCGCCCGCGGCCAGCTTGTACGACAGCTGCAGCGCCATCGTCACCGCACCGGCCAGCACGGCCCAGTTCGGCGTCACGGTGATGATGGTCGACGGCAGCGCCGTGCCGTAGTCCATGGTGCGCTCCACATAGCCGCTGGCGCCGCTGGGCTGGAAGACCAGCGGGTAGCCCGCGATGATCTGGTCTTGCGGCGTGGCCCAGCTGCGGCCCTCGAAGTGCGCCTGTATCGTCTCGCCCAGGCTCGGCCCGTAAATCCGGCCGTCCTCGATGTGCATGCCGCTCAAGGTGATGCCGGTGAAGTCATCGTTGAAGTCGGCGCGCAGCACATAGTCCGGCGGCTGGCTGATCGTGGCGTTGATCGCCACCGCGGTGCCCACCGTGCCCGCCGTGTTCACCGCGGCCACCCAGTAGGTGTAGACGCCCGCCTGCTGCTCGAAGTAGGTGGTGAAGGTGCTGTTGCCGTTGCTGCCCAGCGGCGTGCCTGCCGCCCAGCTCGCGCCGCGGCGCACCTCGTAGCGCTCCACCGGCAGCGTGCCGGTCAGCGGCACCCCCCAGTACAACAGCGCGTTGTTGTCCACCACCTCGGCACGCGGCGCCGTCGGGGCACCAGGCGCCGTGATGATCACGTCCACCGACTGCGCCGCACCAGGGTTGCCCCGCACGTCCACCGGCTGAACCCAGCAGCGCTGCGCGCCGGCCCAGTCCACCCGGCGCGTGTGGCGCGTGGCCTGCACCGTGCCGATCAGCACCGCGGTGCCGAAGTCGTCGCCCCGGCTGAGCCGGAAGCCGCCCACCGCAAAGCTGCCCGCGGTGGCGGTGTAGTCCAGCTGCAGGTCGGGCCCCACCATGGTGGCCGCCAGGCTGGCCATGGCCGGTGCCGTCAGCACCACCGTCATCGGCGTGGCCGGGCCGCGCGTGCCCAGCGCGTCCACCGCGGCCACCCACACCGTGTAGGTTCCCACCGTCTGCATCGGCCAGTCCTGCCGGGCCGTGCCCAGCTCGGCGATGCGCGCGCCCAGGTCAAACGATGCGCCCACCCGCCATTCATAGCCCACGACGATGGGCTCGGGGTTGCGGGCGCACTGTAGCGTCACACCGAAGGGGTGCACCGCGTAGCTCAGGCCACTGGGCGCCGTCGGCTCCATCGCCATCATGTCCACCGTGTAGGTGGTCGACGTGACGGTGCCCAGCCGGCCCAGCGCGTCGAATGGCCGCACCTCGATCTGCAGCGTCAGCCCCTGCGCCACCCGCCAGCCCGGGAAGCCCGCGGTGCGCGTCTCCCCCAGGAATGCCAGCGCCTGCCCGGCCGGTGCACCCCACACCTGCGCATGGTCATAGGGGCCCGACACATCGAAGCTCAGCGCCAGCTCGGTGGCGTATTCAGCCGTCAGGATCAGCAGCCGCTGCGACACCCGCAGCGACGATGCCACCAGCGGCAGCGGCGCCGCCGTGGCCACCGGCACCGTGTAGTCGCCGCTGGCCATGTAGGCCCAGAACTCGTCCGGCTCGGGCACGGCGGTGATGCGCGCACCCTTCATCGCCGGGTTGGGCGCGATGTCCGTCACCCGCAGGCGGATGCCCGGCGCCGGCTTGAAGTCGAACAGCCAAAGCGTGTCATGCGCCGGGTCGCCGGCATCTGCGCCCGGCAGGTCCACGCCCGCCGGCCAGTCGTCGGCCAGCGTCAGCGTGTGCGCCGGCCCGCTGAAAGGCACCACCGCAAACACCCGGTAGGCCGCCTCGCCCGGCAGGCGCAGGCCCACATGCGGCGTGGCGCCGCTGGGCACCTCGGCATCGAGCGTCAGCGTCACCACGCCGGCCACGTCCTGCACGGCATGCAGCCGTCCGCTGTAGCCCCACTGGGTCAGGTCATGGCTCAGCGCCACCAGGGACCAGCGGCGGAACCTCAGGTGCTCCAAGTCCATGTCCCACTGCACCGATTTACGGCCGTACAGGTTCTGCGCCATCGTCCAGCGCGCCTGCCGCAAAGCGCCGGCCTGGGTGGTGATGCCCACCGGCGACAGGCGGGCCGTGTCGCGCGGCGTGGTCACCGTGGGCGCCAGCACCCGCAGCGTGCTGGCCAGCCAGCTGTTGTCGCGCTCGGGCCAGGCCACCTCCAGCTCCTCGGCCGTCGTGCGCGTGGCGTAGTCCACCCGCATCGTGCCGCGCTTGATGTTGCCCATCGTCACCACCGCCTCTATCGGCTGGCCCTCGGCGGCAAACACCACGCCCAGCTTGCCGGTGTGGTAGCTCTTGCTGGCCAGGCCGGCCGCGGCAATCGCGTCCAGCACTTCGCCGCAGCTCGCCAGCCGGTCAAACCAGTAGTCAAAGCGGTAACCCTGGTCCTCGCAGTGCAGCATCCAGGCCTTCAGCCCCTCGATGTCGATCTGCGCATCCGGCTTGCCCATGCCCCACAGCAGCCGGCCGCCCTCGAAGTAGCCGCGCACGAACTGCAGGAACAGCGCCCCCGGGTTGCTGGTGGCCTCGGTCACCCAGGCGCTGCCGTTCCACACCGGCGTCGGCTTGCTGGTGGCCAGCCAGGTCACCTGGTCCAGCGTGCCGTTGAGCTGGCCGCTGGCCTTGATCTTGATGCCCACCGTCTTGCGGCCGATGTAGTCGGCCGTGTCGGCCTGGTAGCTCTTGAGCGTCGACCACTCGATCACATTGGCCTCGCGGTTGGTCGACGCATTGGCCGTCAGCTTGCGCATGCGCACCTCGTACTGTCCGGCGGCCACCGGCTGGCTGTAGGTCAGGCGCAGCGGCTTGGTGTCGTGGCTGGAAATGCCGAAGTTGGTCATGTAGCTGCTGAACGGCAGCCAGGCGCCGGCCGGCAGCAGCCGGTATTCCGCATCCACAAACACCCCTGCGAACACCGGCGACCCGTTGTCGCCCATCTTGTAGAGCTGCAGGCCCAGGTCGATCTGCAGCTGCACCGTGTTGGCCGAGCTGGTGCGCACCACCCAGGCGCCCGGCGCCGTGGGCGCGTCCAGCAGTGCGCCGGCCACCGTGTCCACGCTCTCCCAGTTGGTCGGCTCGGGTGATCCGTCGCCGAAGCCGACGCGCCACACCGTCACATCGTCATAGGCGTCCAGGCTGGTGGCGCCCACCTTCAGGTCGGTCACCGTGTCCACATTCAGCCCGGCGTGCAGCTGCACGTACTGGTACTGGTCTTCGCCCCAGAACCAGCTGTAGGGCTGTGCCGCAAAGTCCGGCGCCACGCGCACCTGGCCCATCAGCAGGCCCAGCGGCTCGAAGTGCCGCGCCTGGTTGCGCGCCCCCTGCAGGCTGTAGGTGGCGCCGGTCTGGCGGTCGCCGTACCCCGGCGTGCGCAGGCTGGGCGGCGGCAGCACCTTGTTGATGATCATGCTGCCGACGATGAAGGCGCCGACGTTGATGGCGTAGGCCGCGAAGCCCGAATAGCCCAGTGACCCACCCAGGCCACCGGCCCCCAGGCCCGCGCCCATCGTGAAGTAGGCCAGCACCGCCACCGCCACGATCCGCAGGATGCCCCGGATGTCATCGCCATCGCCCGCCACGCGGTGCGCTTCGATCAGCTGCCCGTGGTGGGGCCGGGTGCGGCTCCACAGCATCGCCGGCACCTCGGCCCCGCCGATGCGCACGCACCAGCCCGGCTGGGCCATGCTCACGCCATGGCGGCCCAGCAGGTCGGCCAGCGTGTCGCCCGGCTGCAGCTCGGCGGCGCGGGTGATCGTGCGGCCCTGCAGCGTCAGCGGGTGCGGTGTCACCACCAGGTCGTGCGTCATCACAGCCACCTGTAAAAACCGTCGAACCGCAGACCCTCGGCCGCGCACTCGGCCAGCCGCTGCAGCACGCTGGCGCCCTTGGCCGCCGTGGCATGCAGCACCCAGCGCTCGCCGAACTGCACAAACAGCGTGCCGATGTGCCAATGCTCGTCCGGCGTGCCCACCGCCACGCGCCACAGCACCGCATCGCCCGTGATGGCCACGTCGCCCGCATCCAGCGGCCGCGCGATGCCGCCCATGTGCTGGCGCATCACCGCCAGCTGGTCGGCATGCGCCGCCGGGTGGCGCACCCCGGCCGGCCAGCGCACCGTGCGGCCGAACAGCTCGGCCTGCGCCCGCACGGCCAGGTGCATGCAGTCGAATCGGCGGGGCCGGTACGGCAGGCCCACCAGGGCCTCGGCGTCGCGCAGCGTGGGGGTGCGTCGGGTGGCCATGCGTCAGCCCTCGAACAGGCCCGGGGCCGTGGTGTGGTCGTAACGCAGCGCCACCGCCGGCGCACGCAGCTCGTCGTCGGCGCCGATGGTGGCCGTCACCGTCGCCGTGGTCAGTGACACGCCCGACAGCGGCGCCCCGAACTCCCACTCCACCACCGTCGGTGCACCCCGGCTCACCAGCTGGATGGTGGCCTGCAGCGCCGCACCGGCCGGCAGCAGCTCCAGCGCGGCCGACAGCGCCCGGCCCACGTTGTCGATCTCGATCTGCGCGGCCGGCGCCTGGCTGTTCTCGCCCGGCAGGCGGAAGCGGAACGGCAGGCCGATCCAGGCCTGGCCGCCAACCGTCCAGTCGCGCGTGTCGTTCACCACATACGCCGTGGCCATGGCCGGGTGCGCCAGCTGCAGCAGCACCAGCACGCCGGCCGGGTCGTTCACCCGGTCCAGCTGTTCGCGCAGGGTCGGGCTCACCATGCCGACCGCCAGTATTCGAGCTTCAGGCTGCGCTTGGCCTTGCCCAGCGTGCGATTGAGGTAGGTCAGCGGCCCCATCACCCCGCCCACGATGGTCGCCTCCACCGTGGCCCCCGTGCGCGGATGCACCCAAGAGAAGGCCGCTTGCCCCGCATTGGCCGTCGTGTAGAACCAGGTCTCGAAGTCGTCGATTTCAGCCGCCGAGTCGAAATGCAGCGTCAGCGCCACTTCCACCGCCACATCGCTGTTGATGCGGCGCTGCTTGGGCTTGCCGCGTTCCATCTCGTTACGCTCCACCACCGTGCCCGGTGTCTCCGTCAGGTCGCGCCAGTCGTACTTCGCCGTGGCCCAGGTGAATGCCATGCCGTGCTCCCGTCAGGCCATTGCCGGCCGCAGGCCGTAGCGGCCCTGCAGGGCCGTGCTGATTTCGCCCTGGCCGCTGGCAATGTCGCCGGCCACCGCCTGCTTGGCGGCGGTCAGCAGCAGCTCGATGCCGCCGTCCCCACGCTGGCGGGCCGTGGCCTGCACCGGCTGGCCGGTCTGGTTGATCACCTGCAGGTTCAGCTGCACCGGCGTGCCGCCCTTGGCGGCCGGGGCCAGCTGGCGCATCTGGCCAGGCGTCAGCACGCTCTCGTCCTTCTGCAGGATGGCGGCGTATTCATTGCCCTGCAGCCGGCCGGTGTGCAGGCGCGGCGCACTGTGCCAGGTACTGGCCGGCATGGCCCGCATGGCCACCGGTTGGTCGGCGCCAATGGTGCCGCCGCCGTGGAACAGCCCGGCCATCGTGTTGGCGTTGGTGGCGCCGGTGCCACTGGCGGCCATGTTCCATTGCGCCGATCCGCCCGCGCTGGAGAAGATGCCCGTCAGCTGCTGGCGCAGGTAGATGCGCGTCAGGTCGGCGATGATGCTCTGCGCCAGCGCCCCGAAGCTGGCCTTGCCGGTCAGCGCGAAGTTGATGATGCCGTCCTCCATGCCGCTGAAGGCTGAAGTCCACGCGCGCTCGGTCTGCTGCGCCACGTTGCGGCTCTGCTCGGCGTAGTTGGCCAGCGCGCGCTCAAAGCCCACGTTGCCGTCGGCTTCGATGCGGGCACGGGCTTCCTGGTAGACCTGTTCCTGGGTCAGCGCCGCGTCGTAGTAGCTGCGCAGTGCCGCCAGGCGCGCGTCGTGCTCGGCACGGCCGATGCGGCGGCCTTCCAGGTCCTCGCGCAGCTGGCGCGCGTTGGCGTTGTACTGGTCGGTGATCGCCGCTTCGCGGCCGGCGGCCTCGCGCGCACCGTCGCCCAGCCGTCGGCCGCCCAGGTCGCGGCTGTCGGCCAGGGCACGGGCAGCATTGGCCTGCTGCAGGCCTCGCACGTATTCCGCCTGGGCGCGGGCCAGGGCCTCGGTGGCCTGGGCCTGGTCGCGCAGTTGCTGGGCCTGTGCGTCCGACCCGGCCACCTCGCTGCGACGGAAGGCTGCCTGCGGCGATTCGATGGCCTCGCGCGCCTTCGGGTCCAGCCGGCCAGCGGCGATGTCGGCTTCCAGCTTGGCTCGGGTTCCCGCCAGCTGCGCCAGCCGTGCCTGCGCGGCCAGCACCGCGGCCTGCCGTGCGTTGGCTTCCTGCTCGGTCTTCACCACCCTGCCGCGCTCGATGTCCACTGCCTTCCTGGCCGCGGCCTCTTCGGCGCCGATGCGCTCGCGCTCGATCGTGATGATCCGGTCACGGTAGGTCTGCCCGCTGATGGCGAACTGCGCGTAGGCACGCTCGGTGGCCCCCTTGCGGGCCTCCAGACCAGCCACCTGCTCGGCCAGCAGCTTGGCGCTGCCGGCACTCTCGATGGACGCCAGCGAGTCCTGGAACTGGCGCGACGCCTTCAGGATGGCGTCTTGCTCGGCCTGCTGTGCCGCGGCACGGTCGGCGGCACGCATGGACTGCAGCGCGGCTTCCTTCTGCAGCTGCTGCAGCTCGTTCTGGGTGTCCGCGTAGACCGTGTTGCCGCTGTAGCCGCCTTTGCGGGTCCAGCTGTCCATGCCCGCCACCTTCTCGCGCAGCCGGTCAATGCGGTCTTCGATGGTCTCGGTGCGGCCGATGCCCTTGGCCGCATCCCAGAAGTTGCTCCACCAGGTGCCGGCGCTCTTGAGGGCCGATTCCAAGTAGCCCAGC